GAAAAAACAAAACCTAGAAGTCCTGACTTTAGATGTCAAGCATTTGGAGATTGTACTGCAGGAGATACGGTTGATGGAAAAGTGTTTGCTAAGTCTTGGTGGTTAGATGGTAAAGACACACCAAAGAGTTGGAAAGATTACGCAGCAGCTAAAAATGGTATAAAACTACCAGACCCTAAAACATTAGATGAGGGAGACCTACCTTTTTAATCAGGCAACAGCCAGGGTAGAAAGGAGTAACACCCCTAGTGTTGCCTTAGAATTATTTACTAATTTGTTTTTTAGCGTATTCTTTTACAACAACTAGAGCTGCACCACCACCTGCAATAGCTGCAAGTTCGATTGCATTTGCGTCAACACCAACTAACGGGCTTACCACTAATGCACCAATGAATGCTTCAACAAATGTCCATATGGTTTTCTCTAGCATGTCTTTTAATGAATCACTCATTTTATAACTCCATGCTTCGTTCCAAGGTGTCCACCCCACATCTTTCTTAAATGTGCCGTCCTGGTTTCTTTGTCTTTTATTTTTTTCAAATAAGTCTGACATTATATTATCCTTCTATTTTCTAGTTTAGCATTTAATATTTTGATATCTCCACTTATCTCTTGTAGTTTTTCAAAGGTATCACCACCACTTTCTTTATTTAAAAGCGCGTCAATAGTTGTATATTCAATAGAAACTTTCTTACCTTGTAGTAATTGGTTAGCTACTTTTGCATACATTTTTTTATAAGCTACTGTACTGCTACCAATAAAACCATCTTTCGATACTTCTAAGTCTTGCTGTGTTTCTCCAACTATAAGACAACCAGATGTATGTTCATCAGTGTTACCTGTATGGATTAAGATATACGTAAAGTTTGGTACATCTTGTATATGTAACATACCATAGTGTGCATTCTTATATCTTTCTGAATACTTAGCATGAAAGCCACCTGTCTTTCTAAATTCAATATCATATGTGCCTTCTGGTATGCAAGTTTCGTGCATAACTTTAACTGCTTGATATTGGTCTTCAAGTGTATAGCATTCAAATATGCCATCTATAAATAACAATCCATTGGTAGCATCTGTACCGAATTGTGTTCTAACAACTGTTAGTTTCATTTCTTCTCCTATCTACTTGGATATTTACAATTACATATTGTTATATTTGTATATCCATTCTTTCCTTTAAATGTGCTGCAAGTATTGTTTAGTTCTTCATCTAAATCATCAACTAACGGGTCATCAAACCACATTATTTTCTAAACCCAATAGTTAACAACCATATGCCTAAAGTAATTAATGTTGCTAATCCTGTAATCTGCTGCGCAGAACCAGTAAGAGTTAGAGTTGCAATAACTAAACCAACCAAAGTCCAACTAAGGTTTAAAGTTTCTTTTATAGCTTCTACTAACCATGCCCACAACTTCTTTATCATATTGTTCTCCTAAACATAAAAGCTGCCATACTAGCTATTCTAGTCAAAATAACTGGTACCACCACCTCTTGCGCTTTTTCTTTTTGGTCTTGTGTCATATCATCTCCTATGTTTCCTATTGTTATTTCAGAAAAATCTACGTCAACCAAAGTTTCTATAGGATTTTCTATAAATGTTTCAAACTGTACTTCTGTAACAACATCAGCAAGTGTATAGTTTTCTACGTTTGCATTCTCTACAGCTCGCTCAACATACTCTTCAACAGCTTCTGCAACTACCTCATCTTCTTTTACAGCCTCTGCAATAATCTCTACGTCATCAGCTTGTACCTGTAACACTTCGGCAACAACCTCAACTTGTTCTTCTGTAAGTTCTTCTATATCTTCTATAGCTTCTTCAACCACTGCTTGAACAACTTCTTGTACCTCTTCAGATGCCTGGTCTAAGTTTTGAACACCTACGTCATTTACTTCTTCAAGAACTTCTACAACTTCTTCGGTGTCGAGTTCTTGCACATATACTTCAATGGCTTCTTCAACTTCTTCATCTGATAAATCTTCTTCTATCTCTATCTCTATAACTTCTTCTATCTCTGCAACCTCTTCTTCAACCATCTCTTCAGTAAGTATCTCCTCCACCTCTTCGGTAATATCCTCCAATGGTTGAACTTCAGGTTCTTCAACGTCATCTCTTCGTATATCTATATCTTCTATATCCTCTATTATTATAATCTCTACCTCTTCAAACTCTTCCAAAAACTCTTCGACCTCAATGATTGTGTCAATAAACTCTTCAAGTTCTTCTTCATCTTCAAATGTAAATATTTCAATCTCTTCTTCAAGCTCAAGTTTTTTAGTTTCTCTTTCAATCTCTTCTTCAGTAAACTCAACTTCCATAGTTTCAGGTACATCAACATCATCAAAAAACTCTTCTCCGAGTTCTCCCATGTCTTCTTCTTCAATGATTTCAATATCATATTGTTCTAAATCTCCTCTTTCAATTTGTTCATCAGTTAACTCTACACCATATATCTCTAAATTTTTCTTTCTTTGATTATCTCTTTCAACGGTTCCGTCATTTATCTCATGTTGTTCGTATTCAGCTTCTTCACCATTGTCAAGAATAACTACAAAAGTTTCAGGCTCTGGGGGTGGAGGCGGTATATAAACCTCTGGCTCTGGCTCAGGTTCTGGAGGTGGCGGTAATGTAGTAGTTGTTGTTGTAGGTTGTATATATTTAAATGATATATTATCTAACAAAGACCAATCATTTATTGTTATAGTAAAACTGTCAATAAACGTTTCTAGAGTATCATATATGTTATACACCACATCTTCAAACATATTTTCTATATCTGTATTGTCTTGACCTTCGAGAACATTTTCTTGTGTAGTTTCATCAGTGTGTGTATATGTAACTGTACCGTCATTATTTAATGCACCAATTCTAAAACCTACTTCATATATATCTATTTCTAGTTCTTCTTCATCTACTGTTGTTGTTTCAGGTAAAGTAAACGTATAGTCATTACTATCATTTCCATGTTGGAAATAATGTAAGTTCATATGAAAGTCTTCCATACCACAACAATTCCAATTACCATTGCTGTGTTTATCGTCTATTTGTATATTATTTTCTACCTCATTACCCTGACTGTCTAGCTCATCTTCAGGAATAATTATGTCTGTAGTCTGTTCATATGTTTCAGGAACAGTTGTTGTTGTAGTAGTTGTAGTAGTGTTGTCTTCTGGAACTGTTGTAGTCGTGGTTGTTTCTTCAGGACCATCAAATGTTTCTATTTCTTCTACTTCTCCTGGGATAGTCGTAGTAGTAGTATCAGGTACAGTAGTGGTAGTAGTAGTTGTATTATTATCTGTCTCATTAGCTAAAGCCGATAAAGGCATAACAATGAGTGATAATACTAACCCCCATTGCAGCAGCCGTGTCCGCAGCATTCCATATAACCTCCTACATTAGTGCGTTGACTAACACCACCAATGCAGACCCTGCAACTAACCAACCGCTTAGTTCTTGCCTTGAAATCTTTGTGTTTACTTTCTCGTGAAGTAAATCAATCCTCTCATTTGTCTTTTCTTGTGTTTCTATGATTATGTTTAAAAGCTCCTTATTTGTATAACCATTACCATTCATGTTATCCAATCCCAATCCTCTTCTTGATAGTTCTCAGGTACATTAGGCACAGCAAATTTATCCAACCAAACTAAAAAGTTTTTAATAAAGTATCCTAATATAAATCCGATTACATAATCCATCAAGGGATTATATCACAAAATTACTCGTCTATAACCCATTCATTATTTTCGGAATCGTAAGATGCGGTATAACTTAAATCCCAACCTGTAGTGTTATCTGCTTGGTAAGCATCTTCATTCCATTCATAGAATTTTTTAGGTGCAGAAGTATCAGCACCATCATGGTTATTATCACTTGGATAAGCTAATGGATAATCCCAACTAGCTGTTGAATCATTAAATACTGAGCTAGGATATGGTTTTTCTTTTATAAAAATATCTTTTGAACTATCATAAGTATCACCTTTACCTGCATAATTACCTCTAAAAGCAGTGCCTCCTAATAAATGTGTATTAGATTGTGTATTATAAGATGTTCTTTTACAAGCATCTTGTCCTGGTCTTTTTGTTAGATAATATTCTTCCCAATCAGCAAATCCATCAGGAGCTGTTTCGGTTTCATCTCTACCAGTAATTACTTCTGTTACTATGTTGTCTTTTATAAATGCGTAATGTGCCATATCTATCTCCTATTATATCAACTAAATGTAATTGTATCTGTTCCTGCGGTAAATGTTGTTACTTTACTATCTCCATCTGTAGCTGTAGAAGATGTTAAACCACTACCCACAGTTATTGAATTACCTGCAGGGTATCTAAGAATTACTACTCCACTACCACCTGCTCTACTTGTGTTACCACCACCACCTGCATTACCACCATTTCCTAAATTTGCAGTTACTGCTGCACCTGCACCTGAGTTACCAGTGCTATTCCCAAACTTTGTTCCTCTGACACCACCAGTTCCATAAGTTACTGCTGAACCTGTTATTGATGATGAAACACCTGTTCCACCTGAACCATAACCACCAACAGCACCTGCACCGCCACCGCCACCGCCTTGATGATTACTGGCATCTGAACTGTTACCTGCTACTCCTGCAAAACCTTGATTAGTTGTTCCTGCACCTGCACCACCTGATGCGTGTCCTCCACCACCGCCTGAACCACCTGCACCACCTGTGCCACCACTTTGATTATTAGAATTAGCACCTAAACCTCCGCCTTCTGAAGTAATTGTAGAAAATACAGAATCAGCACCTTTATTACCTGTAGCACCACCTGCACCTACTGTTACTGTATATGTAGTACCATCACCTGGAGTAATTGTAATTGGAGTCTCAGTAGAACCTCCACCGCCTGATGTTTCTGATGCAAATGAGTTTCTTAAACCACCTGCACCACCTCCACCTGGAGCATCATTACCAGTACCTGAACCACCACCACCTGCTACAACAAGATAACTAATAACTGCAGTTTGTAAAGTCCATTTACTTTGATTAAGTAAATCAACAACATCATTTACTTCAAAGACACCTGAATTAGAACCTGATGCTTGT